AGAGCTACAAAGTAACATTGTTTAGAACAGTTCTAAATTATACACGTTGGACCAAAGGCGATCAGCTATCTATATCAGAAGTAAAAGATATATTTGAATACACAGGTACAGATACAGAAGTTACAGAAGAAAAAATGTATGATCTAACAGAGTTTGGTTTTAGTAAAGATACACCTTGGTATGATGTGTTTCAATCAGACTATGAAGAATGTTTATATATACGAGAAATGTTAAGTAATGGTGAAGAATTAAACAAACCACCAAGAGTAAAACTATCTACAATACACTCAGCAAAAGGGGGTGAAGCTGACAATGTATTATTAATTTTAGATAATACAAAAACAATACGAGATGCAGTAGAAAAAAGTTTAGATAAACAAGATGAAGAACACAGAGTTTGGTATGTAGGGGTGACACGAACAAAACAAAACTTATACATCATGGCAGCAAAAAAGGAGGACCAAGGTTATGACATCGAAAGTTTGGGATAAGCAACACGGAGGATCACATTATCAAAAATATAAAATTCAACCAAGTAAGTTTGTAGTAGAGAATGAATTGCTATATCCTGAGGGTTGTGCTATAAAATATATAATTAGACATCGTGATAAAGGAAAGAAGCAAGATCTATTGAAAGCAATACACTTTATAGAAATGATAATTGAAAGGGACTATGCCGAGGCAAGCAAGGATAGTTAGACATATTATGATTGCTAAACATAAATTTATATTAGAAATTTATCTAGCATTGGAGGGACACAAGGATATATCATGGGAAATATTTCCGTATAATAATGATGCATCTTTGTATGCTTTTAGTAACAAACAAAAATTAGAAAACATAGTGGAGAAAAAATATTTATATGAAAATACCAAAGTTTGAAGCACCCACTGAGTGGCTAAAACCTACAGAGTTTCCGGACTTACGTGATGTAGATGAAATAGCAATTGACCTGGAGACAAAAGATCCAGATTTGTTAAAGAAAGGGTCCGGTTCTGTAATAGGTAATGGTGAAGTTATAGGTATTGCTGTTGCTACAAAATTTTACAAAGGATATTTTCCAATTGCACATGAAGGTGGTGGTAACATGGATAGATCAAGAGTTTTATCTTGGTTAAAAGATGTACTCGAAGCACCATCAACAAAAGTTTTTCACAATGCAATCTATGACGTATGTTGGTTGCGAGCAATGGGATTCAAAATAAATGGTGACATAGCCTGCACAATGATAGCCGCAGCTGTAACTGATGAGAATAGATTTCGTTATGATTTAAATAGTTTATCATGGCACTATCTTGGTTATGGTAAGAACGAAGCTGCACTTGCAGAAGCTGCAGCAGAATGGGGTATCAATCCTAAATCAGAAATGTACAAACTACCATCAATGCATGTTGGTGCGTACGCTGAACGTGATGCTGAAGTAACCCTAGGACTTTGGCAAGAAATGAAAAAAGAAATTATTAATCAGGACCTAGAAGATATATTTGATCTAGAGTCTGATCTGTTTCCATGTCTTGTTGACATGAGATTCAAAGGTGTGCGTGTAGATGTAGAACGTGCGCATCAAATGAAAAAAGAATTTAAGAAAGCAGAACAAGAATTATTACATAAAATAAAAGGTGAAACAAATATAGATACACAGATCTGGGCAGCTAGATCTATTGCAAATGTTTTTGATATGTTAAGATTAGAATATCCAAGAACAGAAAAAACAGAAGCACCTAGTTTTACAAAAAACTTTTTACAAGAACACGAGCACCCTGTTGTTAATATGATTGCACAGGCACGAGAAATCAACAAAGCACACACAACATTTTTAGATTCTATTTTACGTTATGAACATAATGGTAGAATACATGCCGAGATAAATCAGTTAAGGAATGCTGGAGGTGGTACGGTAACTGGTAGGTTCTCTTATCAGAACCCAAACCTTCAGCAAATTCCTGCAAGAAACAAGGATCTTGGACCTAAGATAAGGTCATTATTTATACCCGAGGAGGGCCATACATGGGGTTGTTTTGACTATTCACAGCAAGAACCTAGGTTGGTA